TTAAAGCTGAAATCCTTTCCACTGATTACCGTACTCAATGCCGAGTGTGCTTAATGCGGCATCCATTGCCTCAATAAACTCTGGTATCTGTTGGTCGAATTCCTGCATCATTTTTTCGTCACGCTCTACCGGTATGTGGACAATTTCCTTTCCTCCCGGCATGCGCGGGTCGTAGTTTGCGAAGTGCCAGATATCCTTTCTGGTGATCCACATTGAATACTGAACCTGAGCGGTGTATTCCTTTTTCATGGCCTTAATTCCGTTTAAAGCCAGGTCGATAAAGACTTCCGTTGTCTTGGGGCATTTAAGCTCAAGGCCAGCGCCGTCACTGCAAATGCCGTCCGGAGAGCAGGCCGTCCGCAGTGATTCATCCCTGAAAATTATCGGGTCTTCCGTGACCGCCAGTCCGCTGTAAAACTCGAATGTCATCCGTGCTTCGAGTTCGTAATCTTTTCCCCATTCCAGCGTTCTGGCGCTAACATCCTTGCTTACGCCGGTGCAGACTTCACCGATAAGCGTATTGAAATACGTCTTTTTGGTGTCGCTCCATGTCGTCCCTGAGCGTGGTTTTGTGAGCACTTTCCAGACCTCTGAGGCGGTAATCACACCGAGCCGCAGAGACATCCATTCTTCGCTTCCCTGCGATATTTTTGATAAATCGATGCCGGTTTTGCTGAGAATGATGTCGTTACTGATCATTATTCGCCTGCCTTTTTCCTGAGCATGTCGATGATGGTGTTAGCCTCAAATACGGTGAGCTGTTCCGGGTGGGAGATAGGGCGGTTGAATTTTTTGCTGATGAACGCGAGGAATGTATCGCTCCATTCACCATCAACTTTAATCATCAGATCAGCGATATCCTGCAGCTGGTTTTCTCCTGCAGGTGTAACGTCACGCTCCTGTGATTGCTCGCCTTTAAAATCGATACCTTCGCCGGATTCTGTGTTCACATAATCGATGGCCTGATCAAGTCGCTCACGGCGAGGCCAGTATTTAGCGGCCTGCTTTACGACTGTTTTCAGGATCATCTGTTCTTCATCAGTTACCCACGGACAGGATTTTTGTTTTGATTTCCACGCCTTCCAGGCTGATGAGCGGTCGCGGATTGCGTAGATATCAGCAATCGGCATTGTGTGCGTCAGGTAATCGCCATCATCTGTTTTCACTACGACATACGCCCCGACAATATCGCCGCGCTCTTCTGCCGGTGCGAAAGCGTTATATTCATGCCGTGGGGCGGTATCGATGGATGTGAGCTGGAAGTTATCGTTTTTGCGGACAATGCTGGACTGGCACCACTTTATTGCGCCTGATTGCTGCGCAATGTGCATCAGTCCCATGTAGCTGATGTCGAGACAAACCTTTCTGTCTCTCGGAACAAGATAAGCCAGTTTTTGTGCCGGATTCAGGCTGATGCCGATGGCGGCAATATTCATTATTGCACTGCGAACCGACACCAGATTATTTATCGCTGTGGTTGCCAGGTAATCGTTATTGGCAAATATTTGCATAGCGAACTCAGATTCCCTTTTGAATGCTATGCTCGGCTCACTGCAAACCTGCTCAAAGTCCGTTTTGAGCGGGTTTATTGTTTCGTACACTTTTTGTATTGCGGTACTCATTGCTCTCTCCCGATGAGGTACGCATTCCGAATCCCTTCGAGTAATGCATCCAGTGATTTGCCGTTTTTGATGAAGATAGGATCCATTATCTTTTCCATTTCCGGCGATAAGATATGCTCAGGCAGTCCATCCATGAACTCGTCAGCATCCATACACAGAGCATCGTTTACGGCATCCTGCCATGCTGCATGCTCCAGCTGCCGCTCTTCCTGAGCATCCTGTGCTGCGTATGCGTTCATGCTGCCTCCTTGCGCATCTTCTCCGCTATCCGTGCGAAGAAAGAACTTCCGTGTCCGGCCTTGATTAACTCATCCGTGAAATCGTCCATGTATTCGTTGTTAATCATGAATTCGACCAGCTCGTTCATACTCCATGCTGACGAGCTGAGAAGCTGACTCAGGCTTCCGGTAATGTGATCGAACCCTTCATGCGTTGTTACTTTCCGGCCAAGCACCGTCCGTGATGATGTCTGCCCTCCGGATATTTCCAGTCTCTGCATAAATCCCCCTTACATCGCCGTCGGGATAACAGCTACGGCGGCGACAATTACGAGTGCTAAATACTCAACCCAGCGAGGAACGTGCTTATTCCGCTTGGCTTGAGGCGTGACAATACGCACCGCGCAGCCATCGAGCATTGCGCGACAAGGTTTAGTTTTCATGTTGTTTACCTGCTGATATCCCGAGGTGGGATAGGGTGGGTTAGTAGTTCATTGAGAGGTGAGGGACTTCGCCTTTAATTACCAGCTCAAGGAATTTTGTTGCGGTTTTATCGTCAAATCCTGCTTCAGTCAGTGCCTGTAAAGCTTCGCGGTTGAATTTGCGCTGATGCTCTTTATTCGCCTGGCGCTTTAATTCTTCCTGCTTCTGGCGCTCAATCTCCGCCAGTCGTGCGCGTTCGGCTTCCTCTGCCTTTCGCCGCTCCGCTTCAACTGCGGCCATCTTTTCACGCTCAGCATTCGCGATAGCTTCCTGCTTTTCACGTTCTGCGCGTTCCTGCGCCTCTCTGGCCTCGCGTTCGCGCTTAGCTGCCGCCTCGACTTCCTGTCGTGCTTTTAATTCCGCAGCTTCACGTTCCTGTTTGGCTTTCAGTTCAGCCGCCTCACGATCACGTTGTGCTTTCTGTTCAGCTTCGATTCGTGCCTGTTCTGCCGCCTGACGCTTGATTTCATTTTCATGCTCAATGCGTTTGCGTTCTTCTTCGGCTTTACGCAGGTCATGCAGTTCATTCATCTGTAGTGCTTCTTCGTGGTCACGCTCAATTTGGCGAGCTAATTCTTCCGCTGCCACACGCGCTTTTTCTGCATCTTCCCAGACTGTTACCGGTTGGCGGATTTCTTCGCTCAGTGCGTCGAGTTCATCCCGGCACTGCTTTCGACTGGCATCCACTTTTTTCGGCAGCTCTTTCAGCTCATCAACGACAACCTTTCCGGCTTTGTCGATGTATGTTTTTGACTGCGTAACTTTGTAGGCCAGCGATTTGATAGCATCGCGATTCTTAGCTTTCGATAAATCAGTATCGAGTAATGCCTGCTCTGCTAATGCTTTCTCCCGGATACCAGACAGCAGTACCTGAACCTTATCCGGCGCTGTAAAAAGGTCGAGCGCTGTCGCTGGCTCGATAACAACCAGTTCGTTTGCCATAATTAACTCCGTTTATTTATAGGGTGGGTTACTTCTGTGTGAAAGAGAGCAGGGCGTGCGGGTGTCCTGACATTGTTATTTCTCCCTTACTCTGAGCATTGCGTCTGCCATGCGGTAGTAAAATTCAGCTCTGGCCGTCAAGTATTCATCAGGAGTGCTATTTTCGTAATAGCCCGTGTTCTCATCCTGTGAAGCTAAATCACCTTGCATTGCAGCCATTGCGAATTTGTCGCGTAATGATGCCGCAGTATTAGAGCCATCTTTCGCGCAATATGGGTCGTAGTTTTTATCTGTCATACTTCCTCCTATGCACTTCCCTGTGCTACGTGATGTCCGAATAGTTATCCCCGCTGCGGGGTGTTAGTCAGTATTGGTGATTGGTGGCAGGCACTGAACTCCTGCTTGCAAGCCATGCCGAGGTGAACGGCTTTCGCCTCCCTCAATATCAGTTATTACGACCCAGTACCCGATGGCATATGACACTACTTAGCTGGTATCGATCGCTTGCGGAAACTGTTAGCTTTTAAACCCACGCGTCAGCCCGCGCATTCACCAATCCCAATACTGACTGGATGCCCGTCTTTCCGGGCTGTCAGTTAGTATTCAAACTGCGGCCACATTAAATTCAGATAATTAAAAAACAGCGCTGCAAATATTGTTAATGCCGCATAGAAACGAAATGATAACTTCAGTGTTTTTAGGAATGGAAACTGCTTTGGCTCAATAATCATGAGCACGAGAACGGTGAGGAACCACAGCACCGTTCCTGAAATAACTACTTTTAATGTAAACAGCCACATATCTATCTCCTGTTATTAACTCACCCCAGCCCACTCACCGAATGGGCTGTAATTAGTTGCCTGATTATTTAGCCTCATCAGGCGGCTGAGGTTCCGTCAGTCACCACAACATCACGGAATTTGATATAGTTAACCCACCACAACATCGCGAGGATTAACCATGTCTGAATCAGGACGGTTTGACCGTGAATTGCAAAATTTTATCCTTACCAAGGCGATAGCCCGCTACCCATACTCGACTGAATTTACTGACTTTGAAGATGTAATGCTTTCAAGGTTTAGCCGCTCAGAAGAAGCGAAAGTTATCGCTAATATCGCTTATCTGATAGAGCATAGGCTTATTAAGCTAGACCTGGGAATTTCAATAACAAGCCGGTCATTCAGTCAGGTATTGAGTTCAATTGTCGCCACAAAGGACGGCATTGATTTAATGGAAAATGACGGTGGACTATCAGCGATCCTTAATGTGACCACAATTAAGTTTCACCATGACGCGCTTCAGGAAATCGCCGACCTTATTGACCGGACTGTTCAAGACCCTGAAGATAAGAAGAAATTCCTATCTCAGCTAAAACAGCTTCCTTACGAGACCACAAAACACGTGTCTCTCGAACTGGTGAGCAAGGGGCTGGCTCAGATACCGGACGTAATTCAGTGGCTAAAAACGTTTCTCGGTTAGCGTCCATTCTTTCAAATTTAATCCAGCCAATGGACTCTGATACATCAAGCCAGAATTCATCCTGCTCTGCGTCACAGTCCATTGTTATGGTTCCATTGCACAATATCAGTGCTTTTATGTTCATATTATCTCCGTTTTATTAACGACCCATCCGTGGGCTATATCTGCGCACACACAACCCATCAGGTTATGCCCTTGCCGTAATGCCACCGTTCGGCATAATCGGCTTGCGGTTCATTCTCAGCTGCTTGCGTGGTGCTTCCGGTGCATCTTTCAGTCCGATAATCAGCTCTGCAAACACATCTGTTTCGTCTGCCGGTCGGCCGAAAACTGAATCAAAAATCCCCTCCACTGAGCGGCTTTTAGGCTTCGCTGCATACTCCTCACGCTTTCTGTCCCAGAAAGCATTTTGCTTTGCTAACCGGCGGTTCTTCGCGTTGTCTTTCTTTGGAATAACAGTAATTGTTGCCATATTGCCTCCTGAGTAATTTTTGGTGGTGTAGCGATGTCGGCTTGGCTCTACCACAAGTTGCGCCAGCGCCGCTCCCGACTCAGCTTGCATTTGTGGATGCGCTGCTGATTACTTTTGGTGCCGGTCGCTACACCCCAAAAACCACTCAGTGGTGATCTGACACTTATTCAGATCAGGTTCTAATTTGTTAAAGAGCTAAGTCCGTTTTATCTTTGGCTCCGTGCCGTTGATGGGATAACTATACAAGCATTGCTTTATCAAAACAAGAGTTACTTGTGTTTAATTTTATGGTAATTCCAATAAAACTTGTTATTTACTTGATTTAACAACCAATTTATTTTCAAAAAATCGTCACGATTGGACGCAGATCACACAGGCGGGGGAATTGCAGGCACAAAAAAGCCCTCCGGAGAGGGCTTATTTGGTTAAAGCTGAAATTATATTTGGCATAGCTGGCAGCAACTGGGAAAAAATTACCGCACCAACCACCCATAAAATAATTTTGTTTGCTGATGCTGATACGTCCGCTTTTGTTGCGTAGTTTGAGGATATTACGGCGATATCGGTTTTTGACTTTGAATTTTCAACATTCAAGGACTTTAAGGTTGAGTCAATATTTAATATAGAAGCCTTAATATGTTCAATGTCAGCCTCTAATTTTGCCACCCTAGCTTCCACGTTTCCACCTCCACCTCCGCCACCACCAAAACCAACAAGTGACTCATCAATTATTTTTGGTGATGCTGAGTTATCGATAACTAGCCTCATCTTCTCACTCATGGGCAACCTCGTCAACTTGGGCTGAGTCTAATTGCTTTTTCTCGTGAAGTATTTCATTTATTTTAAAGTAATCAAATAGATAAATATGTCCACACGTATTGCACCTAACAATAATTAAGGGGAGGATATTAGCCACGCCAAGCGATAACTCCCCTTTCAGTTTATCATCTTCAGTAAACATCTTTAATTCAGGGAGCCCGCGGATTCCTTTTATTGAGTCAGTTGATTGCAGGTCAGTTTCGGGTGTAATTCTTATCGCCCAATTATTTCCATCGCACCAAGGGCATTTCTTCTTATCAACCGAAACCAAGAACGCATCAATGTCGCTGATTGATGATAATTTCATTGCTATTTCTCCCTAAAACGTGTTGTCAGGCCATCACCCGAAGATTAGCGACGCAAACAAAAACGCATCTATCACAATTGCCGCAATGAGCAGAGCGAACAGCTTGTGGTTACATATCCAGCTGTATAGTTGTTTCATCAGTGAGTGTCATTATCAACCGAAGAAAATCCCCGCATCATCATCCTCGACCACCTTAATCGCGTCTGAGAACGTTGGTATGAGGTCGGTGAACAATCCTTCCCATTGCCCAGACTTACCGATTGCAAACAGCTTCCAGCCGTTCTGCTGGCGATTAAACGCGATCTTCGCGACCTCAGTCTCAACAGTACGCCCCATGACGTGACGGATTTCGTTTATGAACACCGCCTGACCTGCGATTTCATACATCAGGTCATATTCATCACGGATGTGCTCAGGCGGGCGGCGCTTCTCCATGAAGAAGTCCATGCACTTCTTTATCTGCGCTAACTCGATGTCATTAAATGCCATGATTTATCCTCGGAATGTGTCGGAAGGATGCCTAGATCAGCATCACTGACATATTGAAAACTCGGCCGACAATTTTTACTGTTGCAGGGTCAGCTTCTTCATCTGGAAAATCAACGGAGTTATAGCTTTTGATGATAAGTTTTCCGGGCTGCCGGTACAGAATTTTTATCCGCAGCAGGTCATCCTGCTCAATGAAGTAAACACCACCATCGACGATGCGCTTATCGCCTTTATTCACAAATACCGTTGTCCCATTAGGAATGATTGGTTCCATGCTGTCACCATGCACAGGAAACGAAGCCACATCTTTCGGTGAGATGCCATAACGACGAAGTGTCGAGCGAGAGAAACGGAGTTTGTAGCCGTTATTATCGCTCCCGCCATTGCATCCATTACCGGCGGCAAGCTCTATGCTTTTGTAATACGGCACTTCGACTTCGTCATCATCAAGAGGCGTACTGCTATCCCATTCAGCCACTTCTCTCGGCTTGAAGTCTTTTACAGGTATGCCGTCTCGGGTATCGGATCCAAAAAGCAACCAATTAGCATCAACACCCAGTATTTCCGCAATTTTAACCACTCGGTTTTTCTTTGGCTCAGTAACGCTCTCCCACTGCTGAACGGATTGGGGAGTAACGCCAACCTTTTCCGCCAGCTCTGCCTGGGTCATTTTTTTCGCAAGTCTCGCTTGCTTGATTCTGTCATGCATAGTTTTCATGCCTTCAATATACAAGCATAGCTTTTAGCGTTCCAGCAAGTTACGCTTGCTTAAATAAAGTATTGCTTGTATTATTCTTGTGTTAATCAGTAAAAGGGAAAACACTATGAACGGATTAGATACTGCCATCAAAAAAGCAGGCGGCGTCCCTGCACTGGCTAAGTTGCTCAAAATTAGCGATCAGGCAGTTAGGCAGTGGGAACAAAAGGGTTATATCCCGCCAGCTAGGTACAAAGAAATTAACCAGTTGCTTGGCATTCCATTTGAAGAATTAGTCCATAGCAAAAAACAGTAACACCACCGCTCTTTACACAATTTAGCCCGTTCCGGATATGTGCTGGAACATTTTTCAACACAGCAACACCTCACAGGAAGTGAGCGAATAACTGTATCTCAATAAGGACATTATGAATTATGGAAAATGCAAATCCACGCAAATCGTTTAACCAGTTTGTGTCAAATCATCTGATGGCAACAGCTCATCAGGCACTGAGAAGCACCACACAGACAGTGGTTGCAAAACTGCTCGGTGTACACGATTCAACAGTCTTACGCAGAACAGAAAAGTTACCGGAGATATGCGAGACATTAGCCGCAGCCGGTATCACAGATTTTGTTTTGCCAGGCGAGAAGAAAATCAGCGAGGAAGAGTACCGGTTTCTGTGGAAGCAGATCGGCGAGCTCTCTCTGATGAGAACAAAAGAAAACGCCCCGGCTGTTGGAGCAGCAGAGGCGCATTAAGAAAAGCACTTAACTTTCACACTGTATCAATAACCAGTGATTTAGGAAAGGGGAATATACGGTTTCCCCTTTTTTGATGCAGCAAATAACGGAGTAATTATAGATGGAAGATGATTTTTTACCAACAAATACCGACGGTTGGTTCTCTTACCCGCATTTTGTTAACGATGCGGTGATAACTGACGGAAAGTTGCCGAGCGAGTTTACGATTGGCGGGTGGGTTTATGTGATGAGTAACCCAAGTATGCCTGGAATATTCAAAGTGGGCATGACGACAGCCACGCCGGAAAGAAGGGCTAGGGAGCTTTCTGCGTCTTCTGGTGTACCTACCCCATTCAAAGTTGAAACCGCTTTTTATTCATGGAACCCAAAAGACGACGAGCAGTGCATACACCGGATTTTATCTGAGCACAGGGTTAGCGAATCACGAGAATTTTTTAACGCCTCGCTGGATAAGATCAAGTGGGCGTGCAGTGATGCCGGTCTGGATTGCAGAGAAAGCGATCTTTCAGAGATGGCTATGCTCACGGATGTAATTTGCACTGACACCGTTAAGAGGCTTGATATCGAAGATATTTTCGATAATGAAGGCCTTTGTTTTTTCGGTGATAAAAACGCAATTGCAGAGATGCTTATCATTATCTCAGCCCGTCTTATGCGAAAGGCCAGAGGCTTTTCATTCTATATAAACAATGGGGAAATAAGCCTCATTGAAAAAGCTGATGAGCAGTATTTCCGGGGCATTGAAAGTCGGCCTCAGAGTGAAATACCCAATTTCATTAAGGAGCTAATCAATGGCCAGAGCAAGAAATATTAAGCCCGGGTTTTTCACTAATGATGACCTGGCTGAGTGTGATCCTTATGCCCGTATTCTGTTTGTCGGGTTATGGACAATCGCAGACCGTGAAGGCCGTATGGAAGACAAGCCACGCAAGATTAAGGCAATGGTTCTTCCTTACGATGATGTTGACTGTGACAAATTACTGGCGCAGCTGCATGGGAAAAACTTCATCACCCGGTATTCAGTGGACGGAAATGATTTTATTCAGGTGAATAACTGGAAGAAGCATCAGAACCCTCACGTTAAAGAAGCGGCCAGTGAAATACCTGAACAGTTATCGCAAGATACTGATAATAAAGGAGCACCAGAAAAGCACAGTACTTGTATGGTGCAAGAACAGGAAGAGCATACAACAATCCCGGCTGATTCCATTAACCTGATTCCTGATTCCCTTAACCCTATAAACACCCAAGCCGAAAAACCGGCTTGTCCTGACGAGCAAAAAAATAACCTGGCAAGTATTCACCAGATGTCGAGCAAGTGTGCATTCGAGGGAGAAGTGATCCGCCTGAACCACAAAGACTTCGCTGAGTGGAGCGGGCTGTACTCGAATATCGACCTAGAGCATGAGCTGAAACGGCTGGACATGGAATTTCGGTCTGAAAAGCCAAAAAACTGGTTTATCACTGCAAGTCAGAAACTCAACTACCAGAACAAAAACTCAGTGCCTGCCCGTCGCCGTGTCGGTGATCGCATTGTGCAGCCATCGAGAGCGAGTGAGTTCATACCGGAGGACTTCTGATGACAACAGCAGCGCAGACTCTGGCGCGGTTTAACCGCATGAAGCCGGAGCACATCAAGCCAAAATTTACGAATGCCGCTGAGCTGATGGCGTGGCAGCGTGAGCAGGGCGCTATCGATGCGAAACGGATCGCCGATGAAAACCGCGTTACCCGTCTCAATAAAATCATGGGGCGTTCCGGTATCAGCCCGTTACACCAGGAATGCACGTTCGATAACTATCAGGCCACAACGCCGGAACAGCAGCGGGCGCTCAGTAAATCACAGCAGTACGCAGCTGAGTTCGGGAAATCATTCGGCGGGTTTATTTTCAGCGGCAACCCCGGCACCGGTAAAAACCATCTGGCGGCGGCTATCGGCAACCAGATAATCCGGAACGGGAAAAGCATTCTGATTGCCACTCTGCCAGACCTGATGATGCGCGTCCGTGAGACATACCAGAAGGGTGCAAAAACTACTGAGTCGCAGCTGATCAACGACCTGTGCGAAGTGGATTTACTGGTGCTGGATGATGTCGGTGTGCAGCGCAATAACCTGAACGAAGAGCTGATTATCTTCCAGGTGGTAGACCGCCGGTTATCGAACAAGAAGCCGGTAGGTGTGCTGACCAATCTCAATTTTGACGAACTGGCGAAAGCATTGGGTGATCGGGTTATTGACCGCCTGAGAATGGGATCGCCGACCGTTATCAATTTCACATGGGAAAGCTTCCGCAGACAGGTTAAGTAGCGGCATAACCCAAGACAGAAGGACTTTTGATATGAGCGGATACGCTTTGCTTCAGGAATATTATTTCACTGATGCAGACAAACACGCCTGGATGGATGCCATGAGTTATTTACTGGAAAACTACAGCGAGTTTCCGGCAGATATGGATGTGGATATTCAGCGGAAGGCTGAGTTTAAAAACTTCCGGTTCGTGAAATCTCCGGATGGCGTGGTTCTGTTTGCAAACTGCATGGTTCCGGGTATCACGGCGGATGATTTTAATCAGTTCAGAGCGATTAACTGAGGGCTTTTGATTATGGAACCAACGGATTTTGAAAAGTGGTGTGCGAAAGAGCTTGGCTATTCGCTTGAGTGGGTCATGAGCAGACGGAGAAAGGACTTTTTCGGTACCTATGGGTACAAGTTGAGCGAGATTGAAGTCAGATACCGTGCATGGAATGCCGGAGTTCTCAGCAGACTGCCGTACCAGACACAACCACCGGAGGAGTGATGAAGCAGGAGCAGATAAAGCGCTGTAAACACTGCGGCCACGATAATGTGAAAGTCGGCCGTGACATCAAGGATAAATTCGCCGCAGCACATGTGTGTGTTGATGAATACAAACTGTTCGTAGAGCGCGGAGACACATACAACGATGCAATCAGGAACTGGAACGAGAGGTTCGGGAAATGACAGAGAAAACACAGAAACTTAAGCCATGCCCGTTTTGCGGGAGTTCGTACGTAGAAGCATTTTGCCAATACGAAGAAGATTGCCCCGACCGGTCAGCAATAGTCCGTTGCCATAGTTGCGATGCCCAATCCGCGCAAATGATTGGTAGCAGAAAAATCGATATGGCAATCGCCGCCTGGAACCGCAGAGCATCACAATGTGAGAAGGAGTAGGGGGTGGATGAAATTATCAAATACGCGGCCATCGGCCTGATGGGGATCGGTTATTTTTGGATTATCGCAAAATCGTCAGCGTGGTTTTTTGGGGAGGTGCTATTCAGGAAGGCATTTAAGTGCAAAGAAAAAGACCGCAAGCAGGCGGCGATAAACGAGCTATATGATGCCTATTAGCTTGGCGACATGAAGCCGGGCGATGACCTGAAGATTACAACAAAAGGCGGCTTGGTAGTTTTCATGTATCGCAGGCCGGAGGAATAGGAGGCTAAATGGAAATAAGCATGGTCAAAGGCGCTAACGGCGTATTTGTACCGGCATTTGAGCACGACCTACCGCGATTAACAAAGTTCAAAAACGGCGAAATGTACGCCTTCAATATCAAACTCTCCCGCAATCCATCCTTTCACCGAAAAATGTTCGCTTTCTTCAAGTTCTGCTTTGACCACTGGTGTGCAAATAAAGCAGGGCTGGAGAATATGGACGAGTACAGCCAATTTAAGCGCTTCAGAAAGGATCTGACGATACTTGCCGGATTCTATGAGCAAACGGTCAGGTTAGACGGAAGTGTTCGCACAGAGGCTAAGAGCCTTTCATATGCGGACATGGAACAGGACGAGTTCGAGAGCTGTTATCACGCGATAGTCAATGCCGCATTAAAACACATCTTCCGGGGATGCAGTGACATCACTGAGAACCGGTTGCTGTCATTTTTTTAGGAGCAGGACGCATGAAAAGAACCTATATCAAAACCGCGCAACAAAAACAGGATGTGTGCCTGCGGATAGTCCGGAATCTTCGCCAGCTGGACAGTTTCACGGTGAAGGCGGTTTCACTGGCCGCTGAGTTAAAAATCATGATGGCGACCACGTTTGTCAAAATGATGGAAGACATTGGCAGTATCCGCGTCAGCCACAAAATCGGAAAGCAGGTCTATTACGTTTTTGATGATTATGCCGTATCAAAAATTAAGGCTCACTTCAGCAGCTTTCCCGATAAAAAGCGCAAGAAGGTGAAAGCGTCGGTGTCTGATCGGGAGGTGCGCTGTGGAATGCCAACTATGCAGTAAAGAACTGGCCGACGATGAAACGTGGCTGTGCGACCAGTGCGCCAGTGAATGTCCGCATCTGGAAGTAGTCGAGAAGATAAAAGGAGATGGTGATGAATAAATATATCCCGTTCGTATTGTGCTGGGTGCTGTTCGTTCTGGCTATCGGCATCAGTTTATCGTGAGGTGAAATGTGGCAAAGGCAAAACAGCCAAAGCCGAAGAAATGTAAAGTCTGCGACAAAGAATTCCTTCCCTATCTATCCACTAGAAAAGTTTGTTCCATTCCGTGTGCTATCAAGTTTGCAGCCAGCGAAGTACAGCGCAAGGCTGAAAAAGCGCGCAGGCAGCTGGACTTCATTGAGCGCAAAGAATTACGCGAACGGAAAGACAAACTCAAATCCAACAGCGATTTGGAAAAAGAAGCTCAGGCAGCATTTAACAGATATATCAGGGCGCGTGACCGTGGCAAGCCTTGTATCAGCTGTGGATGCAATTTGGTTGATGCTTCCGGATATCTGACGGGAAGTGCTACAGACGCAAGTCATTACAGGTCAAGAGGTGCGGCAAAACATCTCAGGTTCAATGTTTTTAATGTCCATTCGTCGTGTACCAGGTGTAACCGGCAGTTGAGCGGAAACGCTGTTGAGTACCGAATCAGGTTGATACAGAGGATCGGTATCGAAAGGGTTGAAGCTATCGAGTCAGATAACTCACCACGGAGATTCAGTAATGAATATCTCAGGCGGGTTAAGCAGATATTTGCAAGGCGGGCCCGGTGGTATGAACGCAGGCGGAAACTGATGGAGGCGGCGTAATGTTCACAGACATAGCGGCAGCAATCGAAGAAGCCCGATATCTCATGAACACCAGTGGGCACCATCATGCTGTGGTGCAATCCAGCGCTGGCGTGATGCTGGTAAGGCTTCTTTACGGGCTTGGTGTAGCGGCCAGAAGAAAGGTGATGTTTTCAACTGATGTTGATGGCATGGGCGTTGTTATTCCGGAGGTAAGATGAGACTCGCAGATTTACCAAAATACTTTTCACCGAAGAGTCCTATGTTTAGCGACTCTCCAGCCGCTACAGCTACTGATTCACTTTCAATTACCGATGTCATGGCCTCGCTTGGTTTGGCGACCGCAAAAGCGTGGATGGGTATTGAATTGTTTTTGGCGAAACACGGAATCAATCAGCCGGATGAAGCGGTGGAGAGTCTCTATCAATATGCATTAACTCAGGCGCATAAATACAGCGTTATCCAAAAGCTTGATGAGGATGTTAGAGCATCGGTTCTGCAAATACTCGCAAATTATGCATTTCAGGATTACGCCAGGAGCGCGGCCAGTAAAAAGCCATGTCCTGATTGTGATGGCGGATTCATCGAAGCGGAGGTGTTCACTACTAAGTATGCCACCAAAGCCAGTCATTTCGCGTCATTGTCGCCACTGATACCAAAGCGGTTTGTTGGCTCAGCTCGGGAGGTGAGAGAGGTAGTGAAAGTAGCCTGTCCAACCTGCAAGGGTAAGGCAGTCATCAGCCATTCGTGCCGGTGCAATGGTCGTGGTGAAGTGCTGGATAAAGTTGAAAGTGAAAAACAAGGTGTTCCGGTCTATAAGACATGCCCTAAGTGCTCAGGTCGCGGGTATTCACGATTACCGGCTGAAGATGTGCGGCGGGCAATATGTGAATCCCTGTTCGATATTCCGGAAACATCATGGCGGAGAAACCTGAAACCATTCTATGAGGCATTGATACAGGAATGCTTCAAGGAGGAAGCTAACGCAGAATCAATTCTACAAATGGTAACTAAAAGAGAATCAGTTTCTATAAATTAGTAAATAAATAGAAATATCAATTGACATTTTGGCGATAGTAGCCCATCATCATCCCAATGCTAGGAGATTTGCAATTCATTCTCCACTAAATAAATACAGAGTCTCACTTCGGTGGGGCTTTTTCATAACTGTGGCATAGCCTCTGTCCATCCAGTGTTGTGGTGGTCACGCTATGTCCCTCTAATTGCAATAGTGCCCCTCATAGTCCCTACGCAGAACGGAGAAATCTGGTTTACGATACACTTGGGGCTTTCTATTTTGTTTCCCTCATCAATGAGGGTATCATGTTCTAAGTTTTTGATATTGTTCCGATATCGTAATTCCGATAACGAGGTAACTATGTATGACGAATTCGAAGGATTCTAAATATCCGACCAGAGCTGATGCTGCCAAAGCGCCGCCTTATACTGAGCGTGACAAGTTATCAGAAGAAGAGCAGGCGGAACGGAGCCGAAAGTTCAATGTTGCCCTGCTTTTTGGTAATGGGTATTTCGATTTATAAATCCAACCTGTAATTCATCGTTACCGGTTCAACTCTCCGGAATTTCCGGATAGTTCACATAACGCATGTGCCACGGGTACATTGCGCGTACGGATTCGCTACGCGAGTCCAGCATCCCAAAGGTCGCCGTGTGCGGCCTTTTTCGTATGCGAGGAGTAACTATGAATTTTACTGACTTACCAGAAAAGGCAAGAGAGCAGGCTTATATCGCTCTGACTGAAAGGCTGGGGAAAGCAAAAAATGGACATGGGTTTGCTTGCGCAAAAAAAGACGCATATGTTGTCGCTAGCGCCTTTATTGAGTTGTACCGTTATAGCGGTGAGGGCATTGCCGGAAGAGTTGGTAGTAGCGTTACTGGTCAGTAATCTCTTGCCAGGTACAGGTACCACGCGCTATCCGTAAATGAACAGACGAAAACAGAAGCATTGTGTTTTCTGCTGAGCTGATCCGCTATCCCTGAAATTTTCCCCCTGATAGCGAATAGGTCATAATCTTTTTCTGCTACATATGTACCATCTGGCAATCTGTCATAAGTGCCATCACCATGCGGTATTTTACGAGCAAATCCAAGCGCACGCATTTTTTCATGTAACGACTCATAATCAGTTTCATCTGCGCCGTATAACTCGATACGAGCAAGAATTTTCTTCATGATATCTCCGTGTCTAGTGTTGTTACTTTTGGCGATTTAACAATATCAGATAGGGATTGGCGCTGCCAGTCGCTTAGCTGGCACTTATCACAGGGCTGCGCATTGCGTGGCCTTTTTTGTTTCCACCATATCGAGAGCATCCTCGCAATGGTTCCAATACGCCGCCACAGAATCCTGAACAAACAAACGTAATCAGCGCAGAGATACTGTGCGCGGCACCCTATTAACTAAATCCTCCGGAAGGGGGCGGTATGGCAAAGATGGATGACAAAGACCTGAAAGTCACCGGTACAGCATGGGGTGTCATATTTGCCATATCCCTTTACGGTGGCTTAGCCCGGTACATTATTGACAATAAACGCAACGGCTACCGCTGGAGCTGGCTGGGGGCAATCATGCAGATGATGGTTTCCGGGTTCTCCGGCCTGATGGGTGGGCTGCTTTCTGTGGAACTCAACGCTTCGTTTTATTACACGGTATTTGCTGCCGGTATGTGTGGCGCTATGGGCTCCTTTGCACTGGACTTCTTTTGGTCAAAATTCTCAGGCGGTAAAAAATGAGCAAACCAGCACGAGGCGAACGCAACAATAATCCGGGTAACATCGACTATCACGCATCGAACCCGTGGAAGGGGCAGCTACCACATGATCCGAAAATTGAATCACGGTTTTGTCGTTTCCAGTCTCCTGAATATGGCATCCGTGCAATCTATAAATTGCTTCAGACATACCAGACGAAATACGGACTGAACTCAGTTAAAGCCATTATCAGCAAATATGCACCGCCGAATGAAAACAACACGGCTGGCTACATCAATCGTGCAGCTGCGGATATCGGCATCGGCATTAATGACCACCTGAACACCAAAGACAAAAAGACCGGTATTGCGCTGGCTACTGCGATTGTCGGCGTTGAGCTGGGGTATCAGCCGTATTCACCGGATGTGTTCGAAAGAGCTTGGAGCTTACTGTGAGCACCGCAACAAAGATATGGCCCGGCGTTTGCGGAATACTGGCGATCAGTCTGCTGCTTCTCCTGCATCTGTATGGTGGTCTGAAAGATAATCACCAGGCACTGAAAGATAAGCACTCTGCATTGACAGCGGTAAATAACATCACCCTGTCTGTTGTCACCATCAATCACCGCATCTCACTCGACAACATCAAAGCCAAAGAAACAGAGGGCACGGAGAATGTCAAAATTAAAACCGTTATCAGAACGGAGTTTAAAGACAGTGAGTGCGCTGTTACTCCTGTTTCCCCTGGCATTGTTGGGAAGTTGCAGCAATACGAAAGAGACATTCGTGCCCGCGCCGGTGGTGCCGATCCCGCCACAACTGACGGCTGATTGTCCGCTGCCGGTTATTCCGGATGAACTGACATACGGCGGCGCAATCCTGTTGTTGGCTGATGCAATGAAGTCGATAGCAGACTGTAATCACGATAAGCGGGCAATACGGGAAATAGAACAGCAACGCCTCGCTAAATAGCGGGGCTTTTTAATGGATTCTTCGCAAATAAGTGAGTTGGTCCATATCTGGCTGGCGGGTAAGCCGCAAGTGACCCAGCAACGTAGGTAACGTGGCGAAGGTTGCGACTCTACGCATTTCACCCTGTGCACCACATGCACACATCTTTAAACATCGAACCGTTATTTAGGAATGAGCCTTTGAGGAGATCAGTTATAGCTGATACTGCTTCGATGGGCTGATTTTCCTATGTGGCAAAGGTTCATTACCTAAGTAAGGACAGTATCATGTCAGATAAATTAGTATTCAAAGGTAAAGAGATTGTTCCGTTTGATAATGGTGACGGAAAGGTCTGGTTCAGTAGCACGCAGATGGCCAGTCTTCTCGAATACAAAAAAGAGAAGTCAGTGACCAATCTCTATAATGCAAACAAAGATGAGTTTTCAGATGACATGACAATGGTCACTGAAACGATGACCAATGGGATAAACAATAGCTTACGTAAGAAAAAGGTCAGAATCTTCTCTGTGCGCGGAGCTCATTTGATTGGAATGCTGGCTGATACCGATGTGGCAAAAGCCCTGCGCCGCTGGTTACTCGATCTGGCGGAAAAGGAATCTCAGCCTAAAACCGGTCTGGCCACTCTGGATATGGCGGAGCTGAAAGACCTGACAGTGAACGAAATGCAAAACAGGCTGGTAGCTGCCGACAACTGGTCATTCGAGAACTTCGGCAAGAAGGGTAGCGATCTGATGAACCTCCGCAAGCGGCACCTGAAGAAAATCAGGAAAGCAAAGCAGGCTATCATTGAGTTATCCCAGCTTACATTGCCGGACATGGGGGATTTCCCTGAAGGTGGTGAGCCAGCATGAACCACGAACAATTTATTCAGAAGAACGTACAGGCCGAGTTATTAAAGCTCGGCTTTTCTTTATCCGTTTCTTCAATGGCAAGTGACAGGGCGGTAGATCATTACCTCCGGTCTACTGCAACCGGAAAGGGAAAGATGATGGCTGACTGTATGCACACAGCTAAAGCATGGGCTGAGAAATATTCAGGACAGAAAGCCAAGCCGAAATCCAAATAGACCTCCCAGCGGTCTTTTTTATTACCTACGAGCCGCCGATCTCCTCTGCCACATTAGCCACGACCTGTGCCACTCCTCACAGCTAGCGTGTGGACATCCAGAATAATCGGTAACACCGGGATAAAGACACCCTCATATGCGGCGACACCTGCCGTGGTGGAAGAAATGGTGAGGTCTCACAAAAATAAGGAATCGACATGGGACAACAATCTAAACAGGTTGGTTGCCCTAGCAAGCTGACTGATGAGCTAATCGCTAAGGCAAAAAACTATTTGTACGGCGGTTACAAGGAGCATGAAAACTCAGTCATCCCAAGTATCGCCGGTATGGCCTGTTATCTCGGCATAGCGCGGTCAACAGTATACGAATATGCAAAGCAGGACAGTGACCTCGGGCGGGAGTTTTCGGACACGTTAGAGGGGGTAATGGCTATGCAGGAATTAAAGCTGATAAACAGTGGCCTGAGTGGCGAATTCAACCCGACAATCACGAAGCTGATGATGGCTAACCACGGATATTCAGAGAAGCAGGAAATAGACCACCAATCATCTGACGGATCGATGACGCCGAAGCCAACAACAATCCAGCTTGTACCGGTGGAGCCTGACAATGAATGACACTGTGCAGCTTCAGATTCCCGCAAAACTGGCCCCGCTATTTACCGCAATAGATAAGCGATACCGGTGCTCACACGGCGGGCGAGGCAGTGCAAAGACTAGGACATTCGCACTGATGACAGCGGTTAAGGCGTATCAGGCCGCGAACAACGGAGAGTCGGGAGTAATACTGTGCGCCCGTGAGTTTATGAACTCGCTGGAAGAATCATCAATGGAGGAAGTGAAACAGGCGATTCGTTCTGTACCGTGGCTGGCGGCTAACTTCGATATTGGTGAGAAATATATCCGCACCCTTGACCGCAATGTCAGCTACGTATTCTGCGGTCTGCGTCACAACCTTGACAGTATTAAATCAAAAGCCCGCATTTTACTCTGCTGGGTCGATGAGGCTGAAACTGTAAGTGAAACAGCATGGCAAAAGCTTGACCCTACTGTGCGTGAAAGCGGCTCGGAAATATGGGTAACGTGGAACCCGGAGAAAGATGGTAGCGCCACCGACAAGCGATTCAGAAAACAGCCTGATGATGACACGATAGTTGTCGAGATGAACTACACCGATAATCCGTGGTTTCCTGACGTGCTGGAAAAAGTCAGACGCAGAGACAGAAAGAATCTTGATGACCAAACATATGCATGGATATGGGAAGGCGCTTACCTCGAAAACTCAGATAAACAGGTACTGGCGAACAAATACGTTGTTCAATCGTTTCCTGATGATCTGTGGAAGAAGGCCGACAGGCTGCTGTTCGGCGCTGACTTCGGCTTTGCGAAAGACCCGAACACATTGATTCGCCAGTTCATCCTGGATGATTGCCTGCATATCGAGTACGAGGCATACGGCATTGGCGTAGAACTCGACCACATGCCGGCGTTTTACGACAAGATACCGGAAGCGAGGAAGTGGCCTATTAAAGCTGACTCAGCGCGTCCGGAAACAATCAGCTACCTCCGTCGTCAGGGATTCAATATCTCCGCTGCCAAAAAGTGGCAGGGTAGCGTAGAGGACGGAATCACATTCCTGCGCGGATTTAAGCAGATCATCATTCATCCCCGCTGCAAAGAGACAGCAAAAGAAGCCCGTCTTTACTCGTACAAAACAGACCGGATTACCGGTGAGGTTCTGCCGGTGATCGCCGATGCAAATAACCATTGCTGGGATGCGTCACGGTACGGGCTGGACGGGTATATCAAAGGGCGGACAACAGTCTGGGACATCATGTAATGACTAAGAAAACTTTAATCGGTCGTCTCAATGATGGCCTGAGTAGCCTGATGACTTCTCTCGGCGAGAAAATCGGCGCAGTGAAGTACAGCAATAAACGGGACAGGGTTCCTGACAGTGAGCTTGAGGCGCTTTATGAAGGGTCGTGGGTGGTGGCGAAGTACATCAACAAAACCGCTGACGACATGCTGAAATTGCCGCGGGAGTTCTCTGGTGATATTGACGAGGCACTGAAGCAGCAAATCCGTGATATGGAGGCGGAGCTTAATCTTAATCAAGCATTCCGTGATGCGCTTACGTGGGCGTCACTGCTGGGTGATGCAATGGTTGTCGCAGTTACTGATTGCGATGATGAGAAGATAGTCTATCCGCTGGATTTGAAGGCTGAGGATATCATCAAATTCATCGTACTGAAGAAAGGGGAGTATACGCCTGACTCGCATGTTATCGCTGATATCACATCTCCGCATTTTGGTGAGCCGGTTACATATCAGATAGACATCGGAACAAAGCAACTGAAATTTCACCACTCCCGCTGTCACCGAATAAAGCTTGGCAAGCACAGCATCAAAGATCGGAAAAAATTCGGCACGTCAGACCTTCAGGCGCCCTATGTCGCAATCAAGACATTCGATACAGCCATTGTCAGCACTGGCGACACTATCCAGGAGGCGAACGTTGATGTGATGCTCCTGTCCGGAATGAACGCACAGATTGATGCGGGTATGGAAAATCAGGTGTTTCAGTATGCCGCGGTGATGAAAAAAACAAAGTCATCAACCGGACTGATGCTTATCGACGCGGGAACCGCAGAAGCACCGACACGGTATGAGCAAAAAACAGCACAATTTACCGGTCTGTCAGACGTGATAACAAAAATGGCAAACGTTCTGGCCGGTGCGCTGGACAGGCCGATCACTGTTCTGTTCGGACAGTCAGCCAGCGGTTTCAATTCCGGCGAAGAGGACAACAAAGCGTACTACGAAACTATCAATGGATTGCAGGAATCGCGCCTCCGCCCGATGCAGGACTTCGTAGACCAGTTCATTCTCGACAAGCTCCCAGTCAGTGACGAACTAAAATACACGTATCCGTCAATTGACAGTATCAACGAGGCTGAGCTGGCAACGCGATTTACGGCGTACTCGACCGGATTTGCATCGATGCTGCAGAACAGCGTGATTGACGAGGAAACGGTACTGAAAGAAATGGTGGCGCGTGGCCTGCTTGTCACTGTTACAGACGCGGACATCAAGCGGATCGTCGAATCATCAGGATATGGTGACTATGGAACTTCAACAGCTTTTGGAGCGCAAACAGGGGCAGCTCAAACCGCGCCGACGACGAATGCGGCCAATCAGGCAGAGCAAGCGTTCCGAGGTCTGGTATCGTGACCGGCTGTATTCGGTTATCGATAATATCGCAGACCTGATAATTACAGAGTTAGAAAGCCCCGTACTGAATGACGCACCAAATACACCACCCATCAGCATCACCGCCAAATTATCCAGAGCCATACAGAAAGCTGCCAGCATGTCCTTTGCGGGTATTGCAAGCCGCCTTTCGTTTGGTCTGGTAAATCGTGCAAACCAGCAGAACAAAGAGCAGACGCAGCGCACGTATAACGAGGCGTTCGGTATTGACCTGACCGGAATGTTAGGTGATGAGGCCATCCGTTCCGACCTGGATAAAGCAGTGAAGGATAACGTCGATTTAATCGAGTCGATAAAGAATGATTTCATCAACGATATCGGCGCGGAAGTGTTTGGCAATCTGAAAGACGGTGGGCGGCATGAGAACCTCGTCGCATCCATCCGTGAGCGGGGGAAAGTGTCGAAAAGCCGTGCGAAGTTTATCGCCCGTGACCAGACCGCAAAACTCAACGCAAAACTGACGGAGTCGCGCAGCCGTGCTCTCGGTCTTGACCTGTACGAATGGGGCGGAGCTGGCGATGAGCGGGAGCGCGATAGTCATTTCAAGCTTAACGGCAAACTCTGCAAATATTCCGACGATTCTGTCTATTCAGACGATGGCGGCAAAACGTGGAAGAAACGCAAATCAATCGGGGCATACGAAGGACATCCGGGAACTGACTTTCAGTGCCGGTGTGTCGCGCTGCCCTATGTCTCATGGGATTAATGAATGGCATGGAAAAAAACACCGCAGGGGTACGCTGTTACTACTGCGACGATAACCCGTGCCGGGTCGATTGAGTACTACGGCCACGAAATCGGGTTAACCGGCAGCGATGCCAACAAGAAAGTATCCATTATCCGCACATTAGAAGAGCTCTCTGAGCCGGAAACGCTTAAATCCTTTGAAGGCCTCCCGCTAACCCTGACGCACCCGGACAGCGGTGAAGTTACGGCAGGTGATCACAAAGAGAAAGCGATAGGTCACATCCAGAACGTCAGAGTTGAAGGTGGCAAGGTTGTCTGTGACGTCTACATCACGGACGCCGCGGCAATCGCAACGCTGGAAAAAACGGATGTTCGTGAGGTATCTGTCGGCTATGAACCGGCGGAAATCGAAGAACGTGACGGGAAGTTATATCACATCAATATTCGCGGCAATCATGTCGCCGTGGTAGCAGAAGGGCGCTACGGCGCTGATGTTCGTTTAAACGACAAGAAAGGTAAAGCAATGTTCAAAACATTAAAAGACGCCATTGCATTTATGCAGGGCAAAAAACTGAAAGACAGCGAGGGCGCTGCGCTCACCGCTGATGAGATTGTCGGGATGATTGCGGCGCTGGAAAAAGCACTGGCGGATCTGGAAGGCAACGCATCAGAGGAGGCACTGGCGAAATCGCAGGAATTGATCGCGCAACTGGCAGAACTGAAAACGCAACTGGAAAGCATGAAGGCTGCGCCAACAGATGCTGACCCGGAAACGCCATCTGGGGACGACAAAGACGCAAAAATCGCGGCACTGGAATCTGAAAATGCGCAATTGCGTGAAGAAAACCAGAAGCTGAAAGAGGAACTTGAGCAGATCAAAGCGGACGGCGAAACCAACTCAACGCTGAACGATGCCAAGACCCGATTCCCGAAACTGAAATTCACCGATGCGAAGTCAGCCCGTGATATCCGCGCCATCGTCCTGAAAAGCACCGGCGCGTTTAATGACGCACAGGTTAAGGCAATGACTGACAGCGAAGTACGCGCAGCATACGCAGCCGTACAGGCCACTCAGAAGCCGCGCAGCACTATTGGGGAACACTTGCTGAATGACTCAGCAAACAAACCAAACAAATCCGTCTCCCAGCGTTTAGGAGGTAAAAAGTAATGTCATTTCATAATGCAAAATGGGACTCCCCGGCAGGCATCCTGCGTCCGGGTACAGTGCGCCGGGCTTCCAGTTCCAACGACAAGATCTGGGGTGAAGAGAACCGCACCGAAAAGGACATGGACTACGGTATTTTTGTTGCCGTGAATCCGGAAGGTGGCGTGAAGCATATCGAAGCAGCAACAGATATGGTCCACGGCATCGTTGTCCGTGATATCTACGGTGACAAAGCCCCGCACAACAAACAGACCAATATCGGGCACTTCTCTCACGGTGACTGTGTTGGCGCACTGACAGTCGACGACGCGGAGTTCGTTCGTGGCGACCGTGCTTACATCGTGGCGACCGGCGCAGATGCAGGAAAGGTAACAAAAACAGCAGAAGGCAATATCGACCTTGGTTACTGGGTTGAGGATGTCAGCAAAGGCAGCAATTGCGCAGCCATCACTCTGGGCTATATCCAGAACGTACAACAGGCAGGCTCAGGAGAGTAATTAATGGCTATTGAAACCGCATTTTTTAAAGAAGCCTTGCAGGAAGCGCTGACTGAGCGTGATATGCAATTGCAGGAAAAGACCCTGCCGGAAATTAACATCGCCGAGGCAATCCCGGTCAACGAAGGTCTGGATTTCATTCAGGAGTACGTCGAGTACGGTCGCACCGAGGTGATGGGGTCTGTGTATGACGGCATCATCGGTAACAAAACAAACTCACTGGTCACCATCGACAGTGAAATCGAGATGGAAAAAGCGCCGGTTGCGTATTGGGGGAAAGCGGCAACGTGGACTACTCAGCAGGCTGAGAAACTCGGCGCGGTTGGTTTTAACCTGCCGACGAAAAAGCAGGATGACCTGTACGCAAACGCCCTGGCAACCATCCAGTACGGTGGTTATCGCGGTCACTCCAAAGTAAAAGGTCAGGAAGGGCTGCTGACCGGTAAGCATGTTGAAATTATCGCGGACAAGTCGAAAAAGACAATCGCCAATATGACGGCGGAAGAGTTCATTGCGATGGTACTCGACGCTTACAACGTTGCGTGGGCTGCATCCGGCTACCGTGTACAGCCAACTCACATCGCGATGGATGCTGCTGACTTCATGCTGGCAATGCAGAAATTTGATACCAACAGCGTGATTGTCGGCGTTGACCTGCTGCCGGTATCTGCAATGGATCGCGTTATGGCGGCACTGCGCAAAGCCTCTGGCGACAGTGCATTCAGTATCAATTTCGTGAAGATTCCTTCCGAGTATGCGCGTGAAGTAAAAGAAGGATTTACCCGTCTGGTCATCTACACCTACGACGACGAATACATCGAAATGAAGGTGCATATGCCTGAACTTCTGGCGGTTCGTCAGCGTGACCTGCTCACCTTTGAATGTGGTTATCGTGCGGCGTTCGGCGGGGCAATGTGGAAGGTTCCGGCATCGGCGGTGTACGTGGACTACAAAACCTCGCCAGCTAAAGCGGCGTAACCTCTGGGGGTAGCATGGAATTCATCGAACGTTACCCCGAGTTTGCTGGTGTTTCCCCATCCAGAATAAATGCCGCCATTGAAGATGCGTCCAGCCGTGTATCAAAGCGAGTCTGGGGGCATCTTCATGAGCAGGGAGTGCATGCTCTCGCAGCTCATAAACTGGATATTTCCGGAGCACTGACCAAATCCGGTCACTCCTGTGGGAATCCGATGGTGGCTACCAGCAAAACGGCAGGTGGATTATCGATCGGATATGCCAATAAATTCACTGGTTCTGGTGTGAATTACGGGGCGTATGGTGCCAGCACTTACGGAATTGAATATTTCGAATTACGTAAGCTGGTCGGCGTTCACTTTCTGGCGGTGCCATGATTAAAAACTCCGGTAACTTCAGCGGCGCGGGCCTCAAGGCATTAGAGGCTCGCATCCGTGAAATGGGTAAGAAAAAAGTGGTGGTCGGCGTACCGGCGGCAACGAATGATGTTCGTGATGACGGGTTGAGTAATGCCACTATAGCTGCAGCGCATGAATTTGGTGTGCCGGGCCATATTCCTGAGCGTTCGTTTCTTCGGTCGACGCTGGGTGAGAATAAGGGCAGGGCGACGGGATTGCTTATTCGTGAACTTAAGGCTGATATTTCACAGGGGAATTTTTCAGGCAGGGCTTTTGCCATTGTCGGTGAAAAGCTGTCAGGCGAGGTAAAGCGCAGAATTCAGTCCGGCATTAATCCTGAACTTGATCCGAAAACGGTAGCGCGGAAGGGGTCATCAAAACCGCTTATCGATACCGGCAACCTGCTTCAGTCTATTACCTACGAGGTGCGCGATAAATGATGGATAATTTTGCTGAAGATATCTTCTCCGATCCGTTTTTTGCGCAGGAACGTGAGTTTGAATCCGAGTCCGGTGAAAAACGTACGCTGACCTGTATTGTTCAGCCAGCCAGCACCACCGACCTGCAAATCCTGCCGGAGGGGGACCGCTATAACCCGACAGTCCGTGTGATGACGCAGGAGCCGATTGCGCCGAAGGAACTGTTTTACTGGAATAACCACCGCTGGCGCATCATCGACAAATCACCGTGGAATGACTATGGCTATTACGACACTCTCGCGACTCGATATGAAGGCAGTCAGACGGGTGATAGCGAAGGTTTCCCAATTACCTGAAGACAAGGTGATTGACGGCAACGGCGAGACAGATGTATCGGCGTGGAAGTATTACATTTCTGTTAATCAGGGAACATCCGACCCCATCGGGACAGAAATCAAGTTCGATGGCCTGAATGAAAAAGAAATCATCACGACCACGCGGGAAACCATTATCTCAGTCAATGCCTTCGGAAATAACGCTTACCTGCTGCTCGAAAACTTCTCAACCTCACTATCAACCCATTTTGCACAGCAACTGTTAAAAAGTATAGGCGCTGGCATCGTCCGTAAATCTCAGATCCGCAACCTGCCGACAGCCATTGCCGGAGGTAAGGAACAACGGGCGCAAATCGATTTAACTCTCTCTCACATTCACCGGATGGAAGCCCCGTTACACCGTGGCGAAACCGTGGATATTACTGTCGAGGACGATTAGTAATGAGTTTACAAATTAAAGAGGTGGTCAACGCTCAAATCCTCCCGCAGTCGGCAGCGGCACAGCGGAAAGATTTAAGCATGGTCGCCATTTTTACATCCGATATCGGAGAGCCGTTTCAGGACGCACTGACACGCTATGTATTCGTGTCTGATGCTGATGACGTGGCAAACCTGTTCGGTACCGGCTCAAAGGCGCACAAAGCGGCTCAGGCGTTATTTTCGGCACGTCCGAAGTTGAAGCGTGCCATGATTGCACGCTACGCTGAAAAAACGCAGGAAATTGCAGCCACAGCAAACACACTGAAAGGCTCAACACTCTCAGCCGGTATCAACGCATTCAAGGCCATCACTGACGGCGCAATGACGCTGAATATCGGCGGCACTGAAACCATGCTTAACGGTCTGGATTTCAGCAAATCTATCGACTTCACTGATATCGCTGCGGTGATTGAGGCCAAACTGCCGGAGGATGCCAATTTACAGGCTGTCTGGGATGCGGTAGGTCATCGCGTCATTATCCGGGCGGCTACCGCCGGTGCTTATCCTGCAACGCGCATCGGTTATGCGACCGAGCCGGAAACCGGCACTTATGTCGGCGGCATGCTGAAACTGGAAGACGGTCAGGCAACTATCGTCACCGGGAAAGCGGCGGAAACAGTACCGGCGGAATCACCGTCTGAAGCACTGCATAAATTACAGAATATCTATCAGGACTGGTACGGCGTGTACTTCGCTGACCTGCTGACGGATGAACAACTCGATGACGCGCACACCTGGGTAGCGGCGGCTGATATGAAAGTGATGGCCTACACCGCTATCCGTGATGAACAGATCGAGTGGAACAACGACAACATCCTGAAAAAGCTGTACGACAAAAACAGCGGTCGCCTGATGGTGCAGTTCAACAAAACCGGTGATGACCATGCTGCCGCTGAATTGCTGGCTATCGCGGTATCGACACAGTGGAGCGGTCAGAACACGGCGAAAACCGTGAAGTTCAAGCAGCAGACTTCTGTCCGTTCTGATGACCGGATTACACAAACCGAAGCGCAGAAGTGCCGCCGCCTCGGCATCAACTTCTATACCGACTATGACGGCATCAATATGCTGGCCGAAGGCACCATGCTCGGTAAGACGTTTATCGATGAGGTGATGGGGCTGGATGCGTTTATCGATGCATGTCAGAAACAGGCATTCACCACGCTTCAGGCTAACCCGACCAAAGTTCCGCAGACCGACAAAGGGCAGGCAATGCTCATCGGCGACCTGAATATCATCGGGCGCGAATTTGTGCGTAATGGCTTTATGGCCGGTGGCATCTGGCGCGGGAATGATATCGGTGAAGTCACCTACGGCGACCGGCTGGAAGAGGGCTTTTACTTCTACTCAGACAGTTTCGATACGCAGTCACAGGCAGAACGCGAAGCCCGTAAGATGATGCCGATCATGTGCGCCATCAAACTGGCCGGTGCCGGTCACTCTGTTGACCTGATTGTTCAATTTAACCGTTAAGGGGTAATCAATGGCGGTATACAGACATGACCGTAGTATTCTCATGCTTAACGGCTACGAGATTACTGCGTTCGATGAATCCAGTGATTCACTATCCATTGCTCCGGTCGGTGATGACGGCGCAATGACAGTTGGTGCTGCGGGACGCGCTGTGTTTGTGTTCACCGGTAACGAATCCGGCACGCTGACAATAAAACTGCTGCAGCATTCTGCGGATAACGAGTTTTTATCCGGACTCCGCAACCGCATTCTGAATAGTCAGTCAGCGCCAACGCCGGTGGAGATGTATTTCAAAGACACCTGGAACGGTGACGAAATTATCGGGGAGCGCGGTTTTTTCACCACACCACCAACACAGGCTCGCGGCACAGGGCATAACGCCCAGACATGGACGCTTCAGTTTGAGCGGGTAGTAACCAAATTGGCAAAAGGGGCATTTAACTGATGGAAATTGACGGCATCACCTACGAACACCGTGACGCGAACTTTATCGCAACTAAAAACATGGGCACCAAACTGACGCAGATTCTGCGCGGCAACCTGACACTGGAGGGCAAAGATGTGCGCATCGATATCGGCGGCGCACTGGCGAATATCGGCACTCCTGAGTTTGCGGATGTCGAAAAGTTTGTTCTGAAGTTTGTGACAGTGACTGATGAATCCGGCGCGGTTGTACATATCGAAAACCCGGACGTACTCAACATGCACTTCAAAGCACACAAATCGCATTATTTCCAGTTGATCATCGACGGCCTGAAGTTCCACTTTGCCGGTTTTTTGCCCGCTGGCCTCGCATCCAAAGTAAATACGCTGGACTTGGACAATCTGAATCTGGTGTAGACGGCGATACTGACTGGTTAAAAATGCTCCCCATAATGGAGGGCAAATACACCGGTCATGACCTGAGAACCACAGCAACGCTCGACGATGTGCTTGATTTTCATGAGGCATATGTCGAGCGTTTGTTATCCCAGCAGAGGGCAGAGGATGGAAATAGAGGAACTTCTGGTCGCCATCGGTATTGATACCTCACAGGCGGCAAAGATACAGGAGGTCGTCGTTGCCCTCGGTGCTGCTGCGGTTGCGATGGCAAACGAGGCCAACAAAATAAACGGTGACCTGGACACCATCGGTGAAAGTGCGGCGCAGGGGGCGGAGGAGGCCGGTAAAAAAGCCGAGGAAGCCGGGCGCAGTATGAGCAAACTGAAGATGATCGCCGTCGGGGTCGGCGCGGTTATCGGATTTGTCTCCGGTAAGGTGCTGGGTTTTCTCGACAGCGCGATTGCCGGGGCGCAAAACCTGTCAAAGGAAAAAGGGCTGCTGTTCGATATCTCAAAGCAGGAGCTGCAACAGGCTGACGAGTATCAGGAGGCCATGAAGAAAACAGGGCTGTCGATTGAGTCGATAAAGACAAAGATAGCCCTGAACCTGGTGCCGCAGCTGACTGCCATCACGCAGAAGTTCAACGACTGGCTCGGCGCCAACAAAGAACTGATAGCCGCGGGGCTGACAAAAGTCATCCAGTGGGGCGGCAAATTCTTCCAGGTGCTTATCAATACCGGTCGCGCTATCGGCAAAGTGATTGAGCACACTATCGGCTGGAAAGGCGCGGTGATGGCGCTCGGGGCGGCATTCGCGTTTCTTAACCGCAAGATGCTGATGAACCCCATCACATGGATTATCGCCGGTATCGTCGGGCTCATGATCCTGATTGATGACCTGATGGTTTACTTACGTGGTGGCAAATCAAAGTGGGGGAAATTTTGGGAACCATGTATCGAGTGGATAAACAAAGTCCGCAAATGGTGGGCTGAATTATCTGACGAGTGGAAAACCACTATCAAGATGATTGGCTCAATGTGGGCGCTGGCGTTCGGCGCTGACCAGGTGAAAAAGGCCACATCCGGACTTGGATTGGTGAGAAAGGCAATTAGCTTTCTGCTATCTCCGGTCAGAATGGTCACTCGGGCAGTTAAAGCCTTATTTTCTCCTTTCCGGCTGCTGGGAGCAATGGGGGGCGGGCTGATCCGTGGCGTGGGTAAGGTGGCCGGGGCGTTTAGTGGCGCGTTTGGCACGATTGGTAAGTTGATATTTAGTTTTGGACAAAGCCTTTTAACTAGCCCGGCACTGTTTACTCTCAATCTTCTTAAGGGGACTGCTGGCGGTCTCGGTAAAGCGTTTGAAGCTTCATTTGCTCTGATGAGGAAAGCGTTTTCTAAGTTTGCTGCCTTGATAATAGGCAACCCAGTACTGGCAGCGCTGGCAGGTATAGCCGCTACTGCGTATTTGATCTATACATATTGGGATGACATAAAGAAAGTGGTAAGCGATACCCTGGATGCTATAGAAAACTCGGAGTTGGTAAAGAACATTAGGGCAAATCCTGAATTATCACCAACAGGTGGCATTAGGAATGCAAACTGGTCAATACCACCAGAGGCACTCAAGAAGGGCGGAGGAACAACGACAGTGACCGTGGAGGGGGCAAAAGTTAACCAGAATATTGTAACTAACGACTCAGTGAAAGCTGGCAATGTTGCGGCATCCGGAATTAAGCAGGTTCAGGATGCAGCATATACCAGAGCAATGAATAACCTCGGTAGCGTATTAGATTAAAACTGATTTGCTATATTTTGCAGGAAACAGCCCTTATGATAGTTAACAAACTTAATGTTAGTAACATAAGGGCTTTCTAATGAAAAATAATTTCGTTGCGGTTGTTGCGTTGTTGGCATCAGTTTCAGCTTATGCGTCTGGTAGTGGCTCTCTTGATGATTTCTTCAAAAAGAATCCAGACCTTCAAAAAAACACTGCGGTCAGAATGGCTGTCACTATGCAGGCAAAGGCGACAGCATTCAATGATAGCGGGAATACCGTCACAACGGGAGAGTCCGCACTGCAAGCCATGGGTGATACAAACAAACGGATGGAAGACAATGGTTATGATTATGCGGTTGTAGGCATTCGATATATCAAAGGCCTGTGCGAGGAAGACATGGCCGACATGTACTCTCTATCCGCCAAAGACTGCGAGCTTATCAAGCAGTACAAAGAGGATTGATGAAGCCCCGGAAGGGGCTTATCCGGTGCTGAGTTGTGTGGTGCTGCCGGTGGGGTAAAATGGAACAGATCGGAACGAACAGGAACAGTCTGAAACGGCTCACATTGACAATAAAAAACAGTAAAAAACAATATAAGATTACACAACCGAGGTTGTCAAAGGGGCACTTTGACCCTATTATTAGTAAATAGAATGTTTAGCAACGAGCTAAACTTTAACCAGCACAAAACACCGCGATAGGAGGTCGTATGGGTAAATTATTTCGAACCATGATTAAAGCGATCCTCCGGCCTGAGAGAGTGGTCGTAAAGGCATTTTGCCCAAATGGCCAGAAAGAACAACCAGAGGCTAACACCACTGATAAGTTTTTCGTGGATAAAAATGGGGCAATTTCTCTAAATCCAAATAGTGTTATTGTTAAAGAAGCGATTGAAAATAACATTAACTTACTGAAAAACGTACACGGGAAAACAAGTAAGTGTGGGCCGCAGTAATAGTTCTTGTTTTGGTAAGTGGGTATTACTATGTTGATTCTCACTTACCTTCAAAGTACAAGCTCAATAAGGCTGTGGGTTGGAATGCTTACTTTCATGTCGCACTGAAAGGATCTGTATTTCTTATTCAAGGCGCCGCTCTATCAGCATGTATTGTTTTTTTATTTTACTTGGTTATGTGGATATTAAATATTCCCACATATCTATTTGATTTGTACCGTCCATTTACGTTCGCTAGCGACATAGCATCGTTCAGAATCTCAGGAATGAGCACATGGACGGCACTATGGCTCACTATGACCATTCTTATTTCTGTTGGTAATACTGTAGAAGCTCAAAAAAATAACCGCTCTCCCGCTAAGAGAATTGAGGGATTTCGTGAGATTGCAAAAGACAATGCCATCGAAGGAATAATTCTGGAATCTCTTGATAAAGTCCAAGACGGATTATTACTCCTAGTTACTTTAAAATCACGTAAAGTTTATGCTGGGATGGTTGACGCTGCTAGATTTGAGGGAATGGATACAAATTCTCTGGTGCTGATACCATTTATGTCAGGGTATAGAGATAAAGATACTCTATCATTTAAGGTTGAGCATAACTATACTTCACACTACGCCAAAGAAAACATCACGTTTGACTCAGAACCGCTTTCTCTGTATCAGTTTAGACATGTTCTTCCTTATGATCAGATAGAATCTTTCTCCTTGTTTAATGTGAATACGTATATTAAATTTCAGCAAGTGCCTGATGACCATGAGTCACAAGATGAGATAGAACACTAAGACCCGCTCCGGCGGGTTTTTTGTTGGATCTGCCTTACGTCCGATACTATCCCGCCAGAGATTATAATTTAGTACATTCGGTTAAAGTCATCGTCGTTTCTGTCGAGAAAGCAGTCTGTGCGTTCAGATTGGTTTTTTATCCGGTTGCATTTTCTGGAGACATTAGCGCTCTTATCATGCATGGCTCTGACCTCTGCCTTTTCTGCCGGAGTTAATTCCCAATAATTTTTCCCCTGGCATCCGGTGAGGAGCAAGGGTGTCAGTAGTAATAAAGTGTATTTCATGTTCCTGCTTTGCTTAAAGTATTCGAGTGGTGGATTTTAATCTAAAAAAAGAAATTTACATAATGAATAAGTAAGGCCATCCTTGGCCTGTAGATTGCGCGTTCATCGTGGAAAGCCCCAGAAGGGGCTTATTTTTTGTCCTTATCTCCACTGATTTTTACCGTGTATTCCTTTATCAGAAAATCCTTGAAGGTTTTCATAATGCCGTCAATGTCTTTTACTGCGTACGCCGGTAGGTCACCTTTGCGGCTATCAATGTGATCTTGAAGTATTTGGACTATCTCAGAGTTCATTGAACGTCCGTTTTCTTCGGCAATTCTTGCTATCTCTTCTCTCATGCCTGCTGGCATACGAACGTTAAACCTGTCCATCTCTTGACTCGGGAATTTCTTAGTCATGGCGCACCTCGTAATTTTAATGAATTAATGATAGCACCAACTTGACATCCAGATAAATGATGATAAATTGGTTCTAGTACCAAATTGGTTTTGGTGCTAAATTGGTCTAAAGGAGATAATACATGAGTAACGAACTACACGAACAGACAAGAAGCAGCCGGTTCACATTGAACCTTCCAGAACGTATGCGTGCTGAGCTTGAGGAAAAAGCGAAGATGGATTTTTTGTCACTTAACTCCGCAATTATTATGCGGCTAGCTAAGAGCCTGAGAGAGGAGAGAGCTGATGCCTAATAAAAACAAAACCCCAATGGCGGCAACCATCGGGGCTTCAAATCAAGTTAACCTAACCACAGGAAATAACTCTATGTCTAATTTAGCAGTTACGAACCAGAATGTCACTATGTCAAGTATTGACTTTCTTAACGAGATCATTAATCCAGCTCGTGTTTCTGCCGGAGAAACGGAAGTTGAAAATAGACATTTCATTGCTCGTATTGAGGATGAGATTGATGATATCGGGGTCGCGGAAAATTTTTACGTGACCACCTCTCAAGGCGCAAAACGCAAGGTAAAAGGGTATTCGCTTAATATGGAGCAAATGACTCTTGTTGGAATGCGTGAATCCAAGGCGGTGCGCCGGGCTGTTCTGGAAAAACTGAAGGAGCTGCAAAAGCCATATGTCGACCCAATGGCCGCGCAGAATGATCCGTCATTCCTGCGTAGCACTTTGCTGACCTACACCGAAAAAGTCATTGAGCTTGAATCACAGGTTGAAGAAATGAAGCCTGACGTTGAAGCCTTGACACGCATTGCTAAATCCCAAGGCTCAATGTGCGTAACCGATGCCGCCAAACAGTTGCAGGTCAAACCTAAGTCTCTTTTTGACACCATGAGCCAACTCAAATGGATTTACCGTCGCCTTGGTACTCCGTGGATTGGTTATCAGGACAAAATCCAGCAGGGACTTATTGAGCACAAAGTAACGGTGATCACTAAGCCGGATGGTGAGGATAAATCTATCCCGCAGGTTCGTGTCACTCCGAAAGGGCTTTCTAAACTGGCAAAACTGTTAACTCAGGGGGCGGCGGCATGAGCGTATCAATTTCAACAATCAACGTACCTTTCCACGGTGACAGTCTGTATGTCGTCAATTACAACGGTCAGCCGTATGTTCCGATGCGTCCTATCGTGGAAGGCATGGGTATGGATTGGACTGGGCAATTAAATAAACTGAAACAAAAGTTTAAATCAACCGTAGAGGAAATCTCTATGGTTGCCGCAGACGGTAAAGAGCGCAACATGATTTGCCTAGCTCTGCGTAAACTCGCTGGCTGGCTTCACACCATCAGCCCGAACAAAGTGAAACCTGAAATCCGCGGCAAAGTAATCCGCTATCAGGAAGAATGCGACGATGTTCTGTATGAGTACTGGGCTACCGGCGAGGTGAAGCCAAAGCACAAATCTACAGTGCAGGACAGAAACCCGTTAAAGAATGCTGTCAATCTGCTCGTCAGTAAAAAGGGAATGATGTACCCGGAAGCGTATTCTCTGGTTCATCAGCGGTTCGGCATTGCCAGTATTGAGGAGCTTGATATCAGCCAGATACCGGAGGCTGTCGAGTATGTGCATAAGCTGGCTCTTGAGGGTGAATTCATTCCGAAGCAGGAAGCGCCAGTACCGGCAACGCCGCAGATTACCGATGACGACCTGATTACGCTCTGCTGGTCATGGAGCTACCTTACCCTGTGTGTCGCCGCGATGGATGAGGTGTACCCAATTCTGAGAGCGGCAGAGCATCGCCTTGCCGGTCGATACTATGACATGCCTCGCGAAGGTGCCAGAAACGCCAGAGGAATGAGGGAAATACTCGATAGACTGACCCGCCACATCGAACCGGCGAGAACAGACAATTCCCGCATCTTAAACAGACTTAGACTGGATTCATTGCCAGCATAACCCACAGGCCACGGACGGCCTTTAGTCAGTTTTACAAAAATATTGTAAAACCTGATAACAAGACCAGGTAACCTACAAAAATTTTGTAGGTCTATGCTTTAACTATTTATTATCAAGCACATACGCCTCTTTATTGGGGCTTTTGTCGTTTGTCTCAACACTTCAAATAAAATAGGTATACTTTATGAGCAATCTTATTATGAATAAGGATTATACATTTATGACTGAAATCGATTTTGAAGCGTTGGGGCGCTGCCATTACTTGCGCGGAAAGTTGACTGATGCTGCCAGACGCAGGGATGATGCATTTAAAGGAATGACGGAAAGATACAGTCTTGACCCTAACCCATACGACAGAATCCATGAAGTTGACATGGCCGTATTTAGCCAAAAAGCAAAAGAATTCGAGACGGCGAATGATGAATTAACGCTGCTGGTGAATGAATACAACCAGTGGGCAGAAAAAGCCGGCGAAAGAACCATGAAGTGGATTAAAAGTCGTTACTGAGCAATATCAAACACAACAAGGTCGCAATAGCGGCCTTTTTTATTGGGTGGAATATGGAGTTACTCAGCGGATTTAACACATCCAGACGCGCTACGGTCGTCACCCGGTCTATCGGTGAATTCGAGCTGGACGCGGTGACGGTCGAGGGGCATGAGTCCAATATGCGGCTCACTGAAAACCCTGTCGAGTCCGGCGCAGACATTGCCGACCACGCGATACTGGAACCGAAAGAAATTACGGTCACCGGCGTTATGGTTGGCTATGAGCCGCCGCAACACTTCAAAAACATGCTCGGTAATGACCTGGCTTTTATGGACGCTTATCCCATGCCGATGGAGATACGCGCCAGCACCCGGCAGGCTGAGGCCATGTATAACCAGATAGTCGGACAGGCACAGGATATCAAAGCACAGGTAGGTAAAGTTCTGGCTCCGTGGTACCCGGAAGCTGCGGGCATGGCTAACGATTCGTCACCGTCACTGGACAGGGTAGGTAAGGCCTATGAGGACTTACTCAGCATCCAGAAGAAAGGTGAACCGATAACCGTGCAGACCGGCATTAAGCAGTACGAAAATATGATGATTGTGAGCATCAGCACCACACAGCAATATGACGGCTCTGCGGAGTTCTCACTGACGCTGCGGGAGATATTTATTGTCGAGTCACAGAAAGCACAGGGCATCCACCCGGATGTGAAAGCATCGTCACCCACGAAGAAAAACATGGGTAAGACGCAGCCGAAGAAAGTGACAGAAGAAGATACTTCATTTGCATACAAGGTATTTTAAATGACACGTTATGAGATCCCCGTATCAACCGAAGAAATCCAGGAGCAGTCGTTTGAAATGTCCGGCCTGAATGTCCGGCTCACACTGTACTTCAATCGCATCACGCAGGGCTGGCAGTTCGATCTGTACGACACTAACGAAAACCGGTTTATCACGCAGATGCAGGGGCTGGCTGTTAATGCACCGGCACTGCTGGAGAAAAATATACCGTTTCTGCTGATTCTGTCTGACGGATCCGGCACCGGTATTAACTCCATGCGTCGCGGCGAACTCGGTAAGCGATTAACGCTGTATGCAGTGGATAAGGAGGAGTGGCGTGAAGCAATTCGGGCGATTAATTAATCTCCGTATCGGTAACGAAAAAGAATCCATCGAAATAACCAATCTCCGCATCGCCTTCAGTGTTGAAAAAACCTTAACCAGCGAACCAAACCCGGCTGTTATCCGCATCTGGAACCTGAACGGGTCTAACCGCAATCTTATCACCAGTAAGATCTATAACCGCCTGTCGCTGTCTGTGGCGTACAGGGAAGATGAGCTGCGGATGATTTACAAGGGCGACATCACGGATGTAGTGACACTGCGTGACGGGACGGACTTCATTACCGAAATGACCTGCGGTGACGGGCACTCGGCATACACAAAAGCGAAAGTGAATAAAACGCTGAAAGCCGGTTCGACAGATAAAGACATCATGAACGAAGCCGCAAAATCAATGGGCACTGAAAAAGGCGTGGTATCACTTCCAAAAGACAGAGCGTTGCCTCGCGGAAAAGTCATCACCGGCAACGCCCGTGATGTGATGCATAAAGTCGGCCGTAATAATAATGCGGACTGGTCAATACAGGATGGTCAGGTAACAGTTCTGCCAAAAGACAAAGTGGTGTCGGATAACGAAGGGTTCGTGGTGTCGCAGACAACCGGCATGATTAACAGCCCGGAGAAAACGGATAACGGCTTACAGATAACCATGCTGTGCAATCCGGCACTGCGGATCGGCGGTCTGGTTCGTGTTGAGTCCATCATGCCGGAGTACAACGGCGATTACAAAATTACAGAACTGGAACACGCCGGCGATTTTATGGGTGATGACTGGTACACGAAAATAACCTGTGTCGGCGGGAAATATCAGAAGGTGGAAAATGGCAAATCCAAGTCTGCTTGATGTGCTGTCGCAGCATGCGTCAAATGAGAGGAATGACATTCACACGGCATTACCGGCTAAAGTGGTGTCATGTGACGGGCACAGTGCAACTGTGCAGCTGATGATTACTCAGGTTATGAGGGGAGGTGAAACGCTGGCGCTTCCGCCACTGGTTGATGTGCCGGTCGGGTTTTATCGCGGTGGCGGGTTCTGTGTGACGGTCCCGGTAAAAGCAGGCGATGAGGGGCTGGTGATATTTGCGGAGCGCTGTATCGACGGCTGGTATGTGTCAGGGCAGCAATCAGCGCCGCTGGATACGCGGTTTCACGATTACTCAGATGCGTTTTTTTTACCGCAGGGCAGCAGTCAGCCAAACCGCATACCGGCTTATTCCGCCGATTCTCTCTCACTGCAGACCGATGATGGTGAAACATTTATCCGCATAAAACCGGGAAAAATCATCATGCAGGGTGACATTGAGCACACCGGCAACCGGACGCAGCAGGGTAATTCTCTGGTGAACGGCGATCACTCAGTCAACGGCAACAGTGAATCTTCCGGCGGCACCATCAAACACAACGGTAAAGATATCGGCGATACACACACGCACAGTGGTGTTGAAACCGGCGGCGGGAATACAGGGAAACCAAACTGATGAGAATGCGACGATTAGACGAAAATCACGACTGGACATTCGGCAGTGGCCGCAGCGACTACGCCACTGAATCAGAGGCCATATCTCAGTCAGTTAAGACACGATTGCTGTCACTGCACAGTGACTGGTTTCTGAATCGGGATCACGGTGTGAAATGGTTCGATTATCTGAAAAAGAATCCGAATCTGGTGAATATGGAATCCGAATTAAAGAAAACCGTACTGAATACAGACGGAGTGACTGAAATAACCGGATTCAGTATCGCTCTGGATCCTGACACACGGAAAATCACTGTCAGCGTTGATTATATCGATATTTACGGTAACAGCATGAGGGTAAACACAGATGCTCCAAATAACTGAGGCAGGGATTGTTATCGACCGTCTTGCAGACGTGCATCAGCGGCTTTCTGACGGGTTTAAGCGTATCTATGGTGATGATATTAACCTTGATGCTGATAGCCCTGACGGTCAGATGATAGGGCTGTTCTCGCAGGAGATAGATAACATCAACCAGGCCATCGCGATGATCGCTCAGATGCTGGATCCGTACAAGGCAACCGGTGCCTGGCTGGAACAAAGGGCAATGTATGCTGGGGTAATTCGCCGCGGCGCTGATTACAGTTATATCGATGAAGCCATTTTCACCGGCACGCCCAATATTACGGTCCCTAAAGATTCTGTACTGGTTGATGATAACCGCGTCAAATGGGTGATGCTGTCAGAAATTAAGCTCGATATGAACGGGTCCGCGCGAACAGGCATCAGAAGTGCTGATCTTGGTGTGTTCTCACTACCTGCTGGCAAAGAACTGAAAATGGAAACGGTCACTATCGGTGTTGATAAAATCATCACCACCAAGGCGGCCAAAGAAGGGGCATTTGAAGAAACTGACGGCAATATGCTGCTGCGGTTTATGCGTTCCCATTCCATCAATAACCATGATGACCGACAGGGGCTGGAGGGGGCGCTGCTTGATGTGCCGGATGTGAAGCAGGCTAAAGTGTATGAGAACTTTACCGGTCAGACAGATGAAAAAGGTGTACCGGCGCACTCCCTGAATGCTGTTGTGATCGGCGGCAGCGATGACGACATCGGTTTTACCATCATTAAAAAGAAAATCGGCGGCTGCGGTGTGTTTGGTGCCATAGAAAACACTCAGATATATGCTGATGTGCCACGCACTGTCAGATTTGACCGTGCCGAGATGATCAATGTGAAAGTTCAGTTGCTGCTTGAGCGCACCGGCGGCTTTCATGATATCGATACAGACGGTATTAAATCCGCACTGGCAGCGACACGGTTTGAGATTGGTGATTCAGTTTATGCGATGCGTCTTACCTGTCAGGTTAACTCGGTGCCGGGGTTCTACATCAAAACCATCAGAGTAAACGGGTCTGATACGGTGCCGATCGGATTCCGGCAGTGTGCTCAAATCAGGCCGGAAGATGTGGAGGTGCTGATTGAATAAACAACGGGAAGACTTCCTGATATGGCAGTACAGAGGAAAACCCAAAGCCCGGCAGACAGTCGGGCTTTTGCTTTCTGAAACAAAGCAGGCGTTTGAATCGGTCATCAGACTATCAGTGATTCTGAATGTAGACCAGGCCACCGGATACGCACTGGATTTAGTCGGAAAGCACGTCGGTATCAACCGGATCATGAAATCGTTCATCCCGAAAGAGTATTTCGGCTGGCTTGGTGTTGAGGGCGCGAAAGGTTTCGGGGCAGGGAAGTTTTACCGCCACGGAGACGCACTGACAGAATCATCAAGGCTGGGTGATGAGGATTACCGGTTTTTCATCAAAGCAAAAATCATCAAAAACTATCAGTCGCCTGATGTAGCAAGCATCACCTATTCAGTCAGAAATCTGCTAGGTAATGCGTCATACATCATCGACAACAACGATATGACGATGAATGTTGTCGTCCCTGACACACAACTAACCCCGTTCCGGATATATGCGATCAGGCAACTGGATATCCTCGTGCGTCCCGTCGGGGTGAATTACCGGTATCTGGTTATCACGAGTGAACGGACGTTCGGCTGGCACGGCGTAAAAGGTGCATACGGATTTAACAAAGGAAAATTTGCGAGGCTACTCAATGTCAGTAATGAATAAACCTGATTACAAAATCTTCGCGCAGGATGCAAAGTCCGGGGAGTACGTTGCATTTCCCGATATTTTGCGCGGCTGGGGTATCACCCTGGAGCAGTACAACGGCTTCCCGCCAATGGAATTATTTAACTCTGCGGCAAAGCGTATCGATGAATGGCTCATGTACCTGACCCAGCGAGGATTACCGGAATGGGATGCTGCGGTCGACTACCCTAAAGACGCCATGATTCAACATGCGGGTGTTTATTACGTGTCGCTGAAAGTGAATAAAGGTGAGCAACCGAATAACTCACAGGCATCGTGGAAGAAGCTGACAGAAACCCTGGGCGTTGACGGGAAACTCGCCAAAGATAAAAACGGCGCAGATATCCCGGATAAAGAGGCGTTCATTGGAAACCTTGGTTTACCAGAATTGCTGGATAAGAAGTTTAACAAGACCGGAGGTAAAATTACCGGCGATATCATTTTGAATGATGGAACAGCAAAGCAAGATGTCAAAATACGAGCGTGGGGTGCAGCGGACAGAGAAACTGTTTTTGAGATTGATTTTGGTGATGAGTATGCGCTTCATGTCTCTAAATATAAAGACGAGCCTGTTAGCGCAGTGTTTAAAGGAACGGTAACACCGGGAGATTATTCAAATTTTGATTCAAGATACGTATCTCAGAAACAGCTTAGTGATGAAATATCTAAATTACCTAAAAGTACAATCTTGAAGAACAATTACGGCTGGTTCAGGGATGGCGCGACAGGGCTCATGATGCAATGGGGTAAGGTTGTTGACCAGGGAGAGGGGAAGTCATGGTTTGATTTCCCTATACCGTTTCCTGGCGCTTGCGTGAATGTGCAAGTAACAGTCAACGCTGAGGGCGTTCCGGCTAATAACTACTCAACTGCATATTACTTTACGTTGTCTGGGGCAGAAATAGGACGTGACCAAAAAGGGGCCTGGTGGTTCGCAATAGGATGGTAATGATGACATATTTATACAGTGCAAAAACAAACAGCTTTTATCCGATTGAGATGAAAGAATCGTATGAGAATTCCGGGACGTGGCCTGAGCGCGGCGTTGAAGTAAATGACGATGTTTTCAGTGAATTTGCTGGGTCTGAGCCACCGCCCGGCAAAATGCGCGGCAGTGACAATAAAGGCTATCCGTGTTGGGTTGATATCCCTCCGCTGACTCATGAAGAGCATATTGAGATAGCAGAACGCAAAAAACAAAACCTGATTGCCGAGGTCACTCAGGAAACAGAAATGCTGAGAACTAAACTGGCTCTCGGTCGTATCAAAGAGGATGAAAAGGCACTGTTAAACGCCTGGCTGGATTATCTGGATGAACTGGAGACAGTAGACGTAACCACCGCGCCGGATATCACTTGGCCGGTTAAGCCTTAACTTTCCTTCTCATACTCGAACCCGCGCGGAAACCTTTTCCCGATCTCCCTGTAATGCTCCAGTCTCTCTCTGAAGTACGGCCGCAAATTCTCGGGCTGCTGGTTTTCTGTTTCGTACAGATCATACGGCAGTCCGAGTCTTTCTTTGTACGCGATACCGGATGCGGCTAAATCGGCATTAATTTTGTCTTTTTCGTCTTGGGGCAGGTTGGCTATATTGTGCATGTTGGTTTCGGAGTGGTGGGTGATGATGGGAGTATAGCAGGGGGATTTGTGGCGTGACAT